TGGTGGGTGCTTGGTCTTCTGCGGTTCCTGCCTGACGATCTGTCAGACAAGATTGTCAATAAACTACTTGGAATGATTGGACTGTAATGCTAACTCTACTCTCAACCCTAATTTCTTTTTTAATGGGCGGCTTGCCCAAATTGTTGGACTTTTTTCAAGACCGGTCTGACAAGCTGCATGAGCTGGCACTAGCTAGGATGCAAATTGAGCGCGAGTTGGAGTTGCGCAAGGCAGGGTTTGAGGCGCAAGAACGCATTGAGCATATTCGTTCTGAGCAACTGGCCACCGAAAGTGCAGCCACCACCCAGCAAGTCTTAATTGGCGCCCAACAGGCTGAAATGCAGGCCATCTACGCTCACGATGAAAGCCTAAACGAAGGCACGTCTACTTGGATGCGGAATCTTCGCGCCAGCGTTCGCCCAGTTATTACTTATGGGTTCTTTTTTCTGTTAGTCTTTGTTGACGTTGGCCTGTTTGCTTATGGCTGGCACAATGGCGTTACTTTTGTGGAGTTGGCCGAGATGCTCTGGGACTCTGACACCCAGGCGCTGTTTGCGTCTATCATTGCATTTCACTTTGGCGGTCGGGCGTTTGGCAAATGAATGTCTCTGCCAAAACCATCGAGATGATCAAACACCATGAGGGTGTTCGATTTAAACCATACCAGTGCCCAGCAAAGCTGTGGACAATAGGAGTAGGCCATGTTCTTTACCCAAATCAAGGCAAGATGCCAATTGATCAAAGAGGCGCTTATGCGCTTCATCCAGAAGATAACCGAGCGTTTTCAAAAGACGAAGTAGATGCAATTCTTCGAGCCGATCTGGATCGCTTTGAGCGAGGCGTGGAGCGTTTCTGCCCTGTCCCTCTTACACAAGGGATGTTTGATGGCCTTGTGTCTTTTAGTTTTAATGTCGGTCTGGGAACACTACAGCGTTCGACGCTTCGTCAAAAGGTTCTTCGGCTTGACAAAGAAGGCGCAGCCGAAGAACTTCTGAAATACTGCATGGCGGGTGGCAAGGTCTTAAAAGGCTTGCAAAACCGCCGTATAGATGAGCGCCGCCTATTCCTTAGTTAGCGCCCTGTACGCCTCAATGGCGGTCTTCAGATCGCATTGCAGCATCTGTATGCGGTCGTCCTGTTCGCACAGTTTAGCGTAGGCTTCCTCGGCAAACTTGGCCAAGTTAGCCTGGCTCCATGTTGCAAAGTCTGGTCTGTTAATCATTCGGCTCCTTCTTAGACGGCGCGTCCAATTCACGGCGGTAATACTTGGCTGGCATCTTGGCATTCTTATCCAATTGTTTGCGCAGCCACTCAGCACCGCCAAGTTCTTGCAAGATCATCCAATGCCTGTCAGACATTCGGACTTGTCGCCCTAATAGGGGTTCAGGTGGTTTGGGGCGCGGCATTTACCTGACTCTCCTAAGTTCAAACGCTTTCTCAGGTGGTGGCGGTGTCATGCTTTCGCTGGGCGGTGTCCAGCCATGCTCACGCCAGAGCGCCTGCACGTCAGAGCCGCGCTGGTAATTAAATGCACGGTCTTGCAGACTCTTGCTTGGGTAAGTCACTTTGGTGCCTTCTGGTGGTGTCCAGTTGATCATTGTGTTGCTCCTTTAAGTAGTTCTAGTCTTTCTCGCGCTACGCGCAGGGTGTTATAGCGCTGGTGAAGGCGCTGAAGCATGGTGACGCGCTTTGCGCCCTCACGTTCCTCGTTGAGCAGTCTGAGAACGTCTTCTTCGCTCATTCTGCTAAGTTCGTTGTTAAGGCTTCGCCACGTAGTTGTCAATTTTCTTCTCCAATTGCTTTATTGTTGTGTGTACGCGGATGACAGCACGGGCGGCGGCGTTGGCCTCACGACCCCTGATGCGCAACTCGGCCTTGGCCACCTTTAGTTTGGATTTCCACAAGTCAATGCGTTTCATTTGAGTGCTTCCTGTAGTCCGGCCAAGCCATCGACGCGCTTGCCATTGATAAAAATATGAGGCAAATCAGGGCTAGACTCCATGTCCATCTCGACATAGTTGATGTTCTTAGCCCTCAAAAGCTGTTTGACTTCCGTGCAATCGGGGCATTTGCGTTTGGTGTAGATCACCACTTCCATGGCTTTCCAATAATAGGGTTGGCCACCTTCTATTTCTTGCCCTAGTCGTTGCACCTCACGCATAGCATTCTCGCGCTTGATACGCTCAAATTCGTCATCTTCGTCGGTGTGGATCATGTTTTCTCCTTGATGTCGTAAAACCAATCGTCGCCAGCCGACCACTTGCGCGTGCCGTCAACTGTCCACAGGCGCTGCGCGGCTTGAAAGTCAGGAAACTTTGTCTCAGCAGGAATTAAGCTCTGGTCGTACCACAGGCAGCGGTTGTTTGGCTGGCAAGCAAACTGGCCATTGTCCAGCGCAATCCAATTAAAAGACTTGTGTTCCTCGGCCTGCTCGGTAAACCCTGTGTCTAAGTCCATGCCGTCAGCGCAAAAATCCACCGTAAACAAGTAGCGCCCAAAGTGCCACTCTTTGTCCTTGCCCAAAAACTTTACGCCTAGGTTGCGCAGGCCAATCTTTTCAACAATGGTAAATCTGTAGCCCATGCAATCCCACAACTGAAGCGTGTCAATTGGCAGATTGCCAGCGTCCGCATGCCAGACATAGGCATGGATGGGTAGCTTGTCGTACAGCGCGCCGTAATTGGGTAACAGTGATTCAATGCGAAATACTTGGCCACGCAAAGCTTTAAGACTGACCCAGATCGCAGGCTCAAGTTCGTTGTGCCCCTTGTGGTCGTTGTACAGAAACTCACGCTTCACAAAGCATTTCATAGGCGGCAAAGACGCCACGATATAACTCATTTCAGTTCCTCCATTGCAATATCAGATATGGCGCGCTTGTCATGCAAGGCCGCCCAAATTTTTTCATCCACCGTTTTGCTGGTCAGTAAGATGTAACACCACACAGAATGTTGTTGCCCGCTGCGGTGCAAACGACCAATGGTCTGCTCGTACAGTTCCAAACTCCACGGCAACGACAGAAACACCATGTGACAGCCGCCGTGCTGTAAGTTAAGCCCATGGCCTGCTGACTTTGGATGTACAGCGAGCAGTCGTATTCCGCCTTCATTCCATCGCTTGATGGCGTCGGTGTCGTCAAGGGTGGTGACGTTAAAGCGTCGCTTGAGTTCGGCAAGTTCTTCTTGGTAGTTGTACACAATGATGGTGTTGGCATGCTGGTTCTCGTCAAGTAATTCTTCAAGGCGTTCAAACTTGTGCATGCTGTACCAAATGGGCTTCTGCTCAACTTTAAACCGGCCCGGCGACTCTGACGGCGTGGTCTTGGTGTCGTAAACAAAACCTGACGCCAGTTGCTGTAGCTTGCCCGTGACAACCGCCGCGTTAACGGCTGTGATGCCTTCCAACACAAAGTCTTTTTTCATGGTGTTGTACGGCGCCATGTCCATGGTGCAAGCTAACTCGACAGTATGCAAAGGCGGCAGCTTGTCCTTATACTCACCTGCCTCTAAGACAAATGTGGCAGGCCGTATCACGTCCATGACCTTAGCTAGCGAGCCGACACGCGGCGACCATTCGCCAAAGTCCTTGTTGATTAGCACAAAGTATTGCTGCATGAACGCGCCTTTGCTGCGCCCCAGCAATGACTGATCAACTATCTTGCACTGGCCAAACACGTCCTCAAGGCCGTTGCTGGTAAACGAGCCAGTCAAGCCCCAGCGCGTTGTCATGGGGTCAACCACTTTTAGAAACGCTTTGAAGCGTGTGCCTGATGGATTCTTTAATCTGGTCAGTTCGTCAAACACCACGCCATCAAAATTTAATTTTTGTTCGGCCAACCACTGCAAGTTGTCGTAGTTGGTCACAACCACTTGGGCGTTGCTCTTGAGAGCGTCTAATCGCTGTTTTGGTGTGCCAACGCACAAAGCCATGCTAATTCGGTCTGCCCACTTGGGGCGCTCAACTGGCCACACGTCGGTACAGACGCGCTTAGGCGCCAGCACCAGCCAGCGCTTGACGTGCCCGTCGCGGATCATCTCCCACATGGCCGTCAGTGTGATGGCGGTCTTACCCGCACCAACTGGCGCCAAGATCATGGCGCGGTCATGCTCAAAGAGAAAGTCAGCGGCTGTCTCTTGATACGGTCGTAATGAAACCATCAACTTGTTCCTTAGTCCATAAACACGCGTAGTTTTGATTCAACAACGCCATCTCTGTCTGAAATAGTTTTTGCAGTTCTGACAATCTGCCGCCTTTGGTTTTCAATTCCACAAACCAAGTCTGGCCATCGGGTAAACACGCAATGCGATCAGCTAC